CTGTCCGCAAATATAGAAACCTTGATGGAAAACCAGAAAGGTTTGTATGACAGAATGAATCGACCGTGGCAATGGGGCGTGATTGTTGCCGCTTTTGCCTTGATGCTTTCGATGGCTGGATTGTTCGCTACCGTATTAACACTGACGGTTAATCCAGTCAGAGAGGCTTTACACGAATTAGCCGAAACCAGCACCAGAATCAATCAGCGTAATTATGAATACCACATAAACCAGAACAGTGAGCATAAAGCCGACTTGAAAGAAATGGTGCTGTACCGAGAACAACAAGCTGCCGCCAATGCGAGACAAGCCGCAAATATTGAATGGCTTAGAAGATTAGAGGAGCGTGGCAATCGCAGGATCCATGGCGAGTCAAAATGAGACTTGGAGAAAAACAAGAATTGTTCGCACGGTTGTTTGTTGAACATTGTGTCTGGCTGCTGATTCGTGGATACCAGATCCGGTTTGGTGATATATGGGCCCGCGAAGGTCACCGAGAAAACAGCAACCATTACATCAAACTGGCTGGAGATCTGAATTTATTCAAAGACGGGCAGTATCTGACCCGCACGGAAGACCATCTGGAATCTGGCCTGATGTGGGAAAGCCGCCATGAGCTGTGTCGGTGGGGCGGAAATTGGGACAAAGACACCCATCCAGGCGAAGCCGGTGAAGATGATGGCAATCATTATTCTCTGATTCATAGGGGAAGGATGTGAAGTGGGAAGCGGCTAAGAAATTATGTCGGTGAAATCAGTCAAGTCAGTGGTTTCCTATCTTGCTCTTCGCGCCCGTGTACTTATTGATTCTGAAGGTAGTGGATCAGGGTTGTTTAAGGAAGATAGCAGATCACTGACTCTACTGACTTCACCGACAGGCAATGAAGGGGGTAGCGATATTGTCCTCACAACCATTTTCTGGTCGAGAGGTGACAGCAATGCAGAAAGCAGTGAAGGAAGAGATTGATATTCTAGATCCAAAGAGGATATGTGGATGAAAATCGTATTAGTGCATGGATTCAATGTCCGTGACGGCGGCAGAGGAACCGTTGATCAGCTGTCATGGCTTATTCGGGATGATGGATACAAGGTGGATCTTGATGAGGGCGATTACGGGTTTTTTACCATCTGGATGATTCGGTTCAAGAAATCAAAAATCCGACAACGGGTTTTGTACCGACTGGCGAAAACCTTTGAGACCGCACAAGTCATTATCACGCACAGCAACGGAGCCCATTTCTGCACCGAGGCGCTTGAGCTTCTCCCTACCGCATATAACAACACCAAAATCGTAATTCATATCAGCCCCGCCTTGGACAGAGATACCGAAATACCCTTGGCTGTAAGGCAGCAACTGGTGATGCACACCCCACATGACAAAGCGGTAAAACTCGCATCATGGATCCCATTCAATCACCCTTGGGGCCGTATGGGCGCGAAGGGCTACTCTGGAGACGATAACCGAAACACCAATTTAGAAGTGCCGGAAGTAAAAGGCCATTCAAGATGGTTCAAGGTTGACCATGTGGTCCAGACATGGAAAAGCTGCAAGGCTTTTATCGAGGAACACAGTAAATGAAAATCATCGCCGTGATTATTATTGTTCTATCAATCGCCGGTTGCGCTTCGATTAATTATGAAGCGCAGGCCGGACGCGAAACCCTTCAGGTAAAAACTCTATTCAAATCCCTGGACGGTCTATGGGCGGAACGTGACGGAGAGACAGGGTTCAGCATTATCATCGACAAGACATATACCCATGATCCTATACGGGCCATTGCCGAGCTGTTAGAGACCTATGAAGAACTCAGCAATCTAGGCATCCGATACGATCCCGACTGGCGTAGCCCCATGCAGCCAGATGGATAACCTTCCCCAAACCGAAAAGGAGTAATGCAAAATGACTGTTGCTGATGAAGTCAACAATGAACTGGCGCTTTTACAATTGGCGTTTCTGAAAAAAGCCCGCGCTGCCGTTGAAGGCGAACTGGGCTTTGCCATGCTGTCTGGAAGCGGACAATCCTCAACTCACCAAACGTCTGAGAATATCTCGCAAAATGCGGGCCGCACCCAAACCGAAACCGCTCATACCGACGACATGAATGCAGTCGAGCGGATGAAAGTCACAGTGGCTCGTGGCGCTGACGACAACCAAGTTGTTTCGGCTGCGGTCAATGCCGCAATCGCTCAAGTAACCCAAGCTGGATCCTTCGGCTTGAGTGGCATGATGGTAGGCGCAAGTGTCGCCAATAACCAGATCAATGCCAATGTGGTTGATGCCAATCACAAGAACAGCAACTTCGGGCGCGGAATGGGCGTCTATGGCCTATTGGCTGTTGGTGACGCGGTGGAAGAATCTGCGGACGATTCCGACAAAGCTAAGAAATAAACAGCACTAATTCATGGACGAAGATCAGGGACAGGGAAGTCCCACACAAATACAGAGCCTTCCCGCTGGTGCCCCATTACGCCTCAATCCCGTAATGCGGCGGGAGGGTTCTGTCCTTTTAAGGATGGGTAAAATGAGAAAAATTTTATTTGTCATGTTATTGTTCTTTGCGGGCGTAGCCTTGGGCCATACACTTGGCCAATACCAGAGCAAAAGCTTTGAGTTCCACAGAATGGGGCACATCGTTGACGTTCGGATAGAAACCGATAATGAGTTACACGTATTTATGGACAATGTTGAAATTGGAACACGAACCAATTTCTGTACCCGATTAAATTAACGGCAATTGTCATGACTGCGAAAAAGCCTAAAGAACAACACAAGAAAAATGGAAGACCATCGAAGTTCGGTACAGTCGATCAAGCCCAAGTTGAAAAACTTGCCAAGGCCGGATGGACCGATAAACAGATGGCCGATTTCTTTGATGTTACCGAGCAAACGTGGAATAACTGGAAGGAAGCACACCCAGACTTTTTTGAGTCCCTAAAAGATTGGAAGGCCGAAGCTGATCACAAAGTAGAGCGGAGCCTGTATCAGCGGGCCTTGGGTTATGAACACCCAGACGTACATATCAGCAACTACCAAGGCGTGATAACACAAACGGAATTGATCAAACGTTACCCGCCAGACACGACAGCCGCGATCTTCTGGCTGAAGAATCGGATGTCTAGGGAATGGCGCGATAAGCGTGATCACCATCACAGTGGCCCGCATGGTGGACCTATAGAAACAATTACCTCAACGATGAGTGCGGCTGAAGCTGCCGAGGCGTATGCCGAAACCCTCAACGACGAATGATTGGCCAATTGACTATGTGGAGGTTTTTGCTTGGAGGCAAAAGCAGCTGCGGAAGATACGCTCAGATCCGAAGCTCCTACTAGGGGCTTTTACGTACTACGCTTCACGCCCAGTCGAGTTTATTAATCATTGGGTGAACACATACGATCCCAGAAATTCGGGAACCGAAATACCGGCGAAATTGCCACTGATTCTTTTTAAGCGCCAAGATGAACTGGTGCGATTTTTACATGCTTGCATAAAAGCAGAGGAAGGCGGGCTGATCGAAAAGTCCCGCGACATGGGCGCTACTTGGGTGTGTTGCGCCTTCACGGTATGGCTCTGGATTTTCTGGCCTGGATCCTCGGTCGGATGGGGATCCCGCAAAGAACAGCTAGTAGACCGGATCGGGGATCCCGATTCCATTTTTGAAAAGCTTAGAACGATCATTACAGGACTGCCGCATTTCTTGCTGCCTCCAGGGTTCAGGCCCGATCACATGAGCAGCATGAAGATCATCAACAAACACACGGGCGCAACCATTACGGGCGAGTCTGGAGACAATATCGGGCGCGGTGGCCGGAAGCTGATCTACTTCAAAGATGAAAGCGCCCACTATGAAAGGCCAGAGCTGATTGAAGCCTCGCTTTCAGATAACACGCGGATCCAGATCGACCTTTCATCGGTAAACGGTCTCGGCAACGTTTTTCATCGGCGCAGAGAATCTGGCGCAGAATGGACCGGTAATGTGGTCCCAGGTCGGACCCAAGTTTTTGTCATGGACTGGTCCGATCACCCAGCCAAAAACCAAGAGTGGTTCGACACCCGAAAAGCCAAAGCCGAGGATGACGGCTTGACGCACATTTTCGCGCAGGAGGTCGAGCGGAATTATGCGGCGTCGGTAGAAGGGACCATTATTCCTTCAGAGTGGGTGAGGGCGGCTGTAGACGCTCATGTAAAATTGGCCGCACTGCCTGTCTATGCGGGATTGATGGCTGATTACATGGCCGACGAAGGCCCATGGGTTGCGGGGCTGGATGTGGCGGATGGTGGCAGTGATACTAACGCTTTGGCGGGTCGGCAGGGTCCGATCCTCAGATTTGTCACAGAATGGGGCGCACGGGATGTCGCCGTGACGGCCAGAAATGCAGCTGCAAATCTTGAGGATCTGGGCCCAGTTGACCTTCAGTACGACAGCATAGGCGTTGGCTCAGGCGTGAAAGCTGAAGCCAACAATATGATGGATACTGGCGCAATGCCAAAAGGAATACGGTTCGTGGCCTGGAGTGCGGCGGCTGCGGTACAGCATCCTCATGAGAGGGTGGTTACAGGCGACAAGGAAAGTCCGAAGAATAAAGACTTTTACGACAACCTGAAAGCGCAGGCATGGTGGGAATTACGCAATCGGTTCTACCGAACATGGAGAGCAGTCACCGAGGGAATTGAGTACAATCCCGATGAGCTGATTGTGATTGACTCAAAAATAGAAGCACTTAGGAAATTAGAAAAAGAGCTGAGTCAGGCAACAATGGGGCGAAGCACAAAAACATTGAAGCTGGTAGTTGATAAGAATCCAGCGGGAACCAAATCACCGAATATGGCGGATGCCGTAGTCATGGCCTATTGGCCGATCCAGCAAAAGAACGCGACAGCGACCTTCGGCACATATGGGAATCAGAGTTAATGGATATTAAAACGGAAAATCGAGAGCCTGATGAAAAATCTGCTGACTGGAGAGCCATGTCCAGTTATTG